ACAATTGTAATTTCGTATAGTTTAGACATTTTTAATTTCCATAAGTTGAGCAATTTTAAGATCAAGTTCATTTAAGAATTTGACGATTTCATCTTCCATTAGTCTGATATACATGTTGTCCCTTGGAACACGTTTAACAAACAATTGAAGCTCTGGGGGTAGACGATTGTCAAATGACACAAAGTCACACCAACTACGATTTGTGCAAGCCATTTGGAATTGCATTTGCGTGTTGTACCTGCCTGGCACTGTCTGACTTAACAAAGTCTCAATGTGAGTGGCGGTGTTGGGGCATTTAATCTCTAACAAGCCATCGTCACTAACCAAGCCATCAGGAGATGCGCCAGCCATTAAGATAGATGGGTGAGGAATAAACCCAACTTCATCGACTAAAACGTTTTGAGAGACTTCGTAAGACAGTCTAGCTAACGGCTCAGTCTCAGTTCCCCATTGCATTGCAGAATTGGTAAAACTATCCCCTTTCTGACCTGTCAGGCGCTCACAAACCAGTTGCGCCATGTAGTTATCTCTTGTTGTTGAATAGCCTGTTTTAGTCTTGGCAAGTACATCAGCCACACGGGATGCGGTGACTTTGCCAATTCGCGCTGCAAACCATTCGTCTGTGCCCTGCTCAATCATGATTTCTCTCCTTTATGTCATAAAACCAATCATCACCCGCAGACCATTTGCGAGTACCGTCAACAGTCCACATAGACCTAGCAGCCTGAAAGTCAGGAAACTTTGTCTCAGCAGGGATAAGACTCTGGTCATACCAAAGGCATCGATTGTTTGGTTGGCAGGCAAACTGGCCATTGTCTAACCCAATCCAGTTAAACGACTTGTGTTCTTCGGCCTGCTCAGTAAACCCTGTGTCTACTTCCATGCCATCAGCACAGAAATCTACAGTGAACAAATAGCGCCCAAAGTGCCACTCTTTATCTTTGCCCAAGAACTTGATCCCAAGGTTACGCAAGCCAATCTTTTCAATGATGGTGAAGCGATAACCCATGCAGTCCCAAAGCTGAAGCGTATCGACAGGCAGATCGCCATGTTCTAAATGCCAAACATAAGCATGGATAGGCAGTTTGTCGTACAGAGCGCCATAGGCAGGCAGTAGTGACTCAATGCGAAACACTTGGCCACGCAATGCTTTCAAACTGACCCAAACCGCAGGCTCATACTCGCCATGACCTTTTTGAAAGTTGTAAAGGAACTCTTTACGCACAAAACATTTAAGGGGCGGTAGTGATGCGACGATGTAACTCATGTCAATTTAGCTTTTGCTTCGTCTTTGGCTGCAATGACTTTCATTTGCCAGGCTTTGTCACCATCACAAGCGGCATAAGCTATTTTGTAAGCCAGCTTCAATTCGTCCTGTGTCGTGGCGTTGTGGATGGCCAAGAACAAGTCTGTCATTGTGTTTGGGTCAATGGTTGACTCAGGCTCTTCACCTTGTGGCAAATCATCACCAGCGTAGATATATAGGCCGAGGCCATGTAAGCTAAGTGCTTTGGTCATGCAACGCATGATTGATGTATTGACTTGGAAAGCATCAGGACTTTGAATAGCTTTGTTGCGGTGATCCATCACAGGCAGCTGGCATGTCATTGGCTTATCAAACATAGTGACTGTGACCCAGACCATTGCCGTGCCATTGATGTCCATAAAACATTTGTCACCAAACATTTCTACTTTGAACGTGGCTTTAGGGTCAGCTTTAAGTGCTTCAGCCCATGCCCAAGCCCATGATAGATAAGTCAGGTTTGCTTTTTTCTCTGTGTGATCATTGACGTTAAGCGTCAAAAGATGTGCGACTGTCATGCTTCAATCCTTTCAATGTTTTTAGCGACTAACCATTTGTCACCAAGTCTGCGAACGGAGCGCACCCATTGGCGCTGATATGAACGTATAACTTCAGGTGGTGCGTCATATTGTGAAAATATACGTCTAACTTGTTTGAGGTAACGTGTGTTCATGTCAGCCCCGCCAAGCTAAAAGTACACCGATACCGCCAAAGATGACGATGGCTAATACGCACTCAATGAGTGTTTGGATAATCTTAGATTTCATTTTTTTCTTTCAGCATACGAGCGTGGTGAATCTTGGCTTCAGAGACGATGTGTTCAAATTCGGATAAAGGCAGATCGCAAGAAATGTCATCACCGTTTAAGTTGTAAACAGACACGTCATAAATTTCTGCCGTGTCGTGGTCATGGGGCAGATTGTTTTCTGCTGGGTAGTAGTCATAACCTACTTTGACTTTCTCAATGGTTACGCAATTGTCGTAAGAGACAAATTCGTCAAAGTAGTATTGGAGTTTGTAGTCAATCATTGTGTTTCCTTAAAGGGCCGAAGCCCTGTTAATCAAGAGTAGCTAAGACCCTGAAACTCAAAACTATCAGCAAGGTCTGGTGCAGCAGACTTGCGAATGTTGATAGAAACGCAAGCAAAGCCATAACGCTCTGCGAGGTACTCCTTGGCGTCTGGAGTGTTGGCGACTACTGTGATTTCAGTAGCGTTAAAGTCAGCGGGAGAGAAAGTGAAATCGGTCATAAGACCTCCTAAAAAGACCCCGTGCGATTTGCTAGGGCATGGGCGTATTGTATAGCAATCTAAACACATGGCAAGACTTTTTTATAGGGACTTTCCCTAATGTTGTTTTTCTGCAAATAATTATTTGTTTATTTTGATATACTGATTGCATGGACAAACAAAAAGCTATCACATTGGCTGGCTCACAGAGTGAGCTTGCTAGAATTTTGGGAATCACTAGGGCAGCGGTACACAACTGGAAAACCATCCCAACGGGTCGGCTTTATCAATTGATGGTGTTGCGTCCTGATTGGTTTATCGAGTAACATAGTTTGAAACACGGCTAGGAATGGATTGATCCCCGTTCCGAAAAGAGTTACCTCCCTCTCCTGCCGCAGTTTCTTTTCAAGGGGGTTAAAAGGCGAGTTATGCATTATTTTCAGTTTCACATAGGTGACTATAAAAGTCACACGCACCATCTTTCATTGCTTGAAGATTTGGCTTACAGACGTTTGCTAGATTTTTATTTTCTGCATGAAAACCCAATCAAACATCGCGATATTGCCCGCCAGATTGGTATGCGTGAGCATGAAGAAGATGTAATGACAGTGCTTAATGAGTTTTTTATTTCTACCCCTGAAGGGTTTGTTAACCCAAGGGCTGACAAGGAAATTAAGCAATACAAAGAGTTTGCAGAAGCTGGCAAACGTGGGGCGGCTAAGAGGTGGGCAACACCCCCCAATGGGGAGGCTATTAGCCCCCCTAATGCTACCCCAATAGCAACCAATAACCATAAACCAATAACCACTAACCATAAACCAAAGAGAGAGATAGCAACTATCGTTGCTTGCCCCCCAGATGTTGATCAGCAAATTTGGGACGATTGGAAACAGTTACGCAAAGCCAAGAAAGCCCCCGTTACAGAAACCGTGGTCAACAGCGCACGAAAAGAAGCCGCTAAAGCAAACATGGCGTTTAGCGACTTTTTGAGTGTTTGGTGCGCTAGAGGGTCACAAGGTTTACAAGCTGAATGGCTTAAACCTGATGAACGCAACCTTACCAAAACTGGTCAACGAAATGCAAATGTTTTGTCAGGTTTAACCCGTGGCTTACTTGGAGGGCAGAGCAATGTCAAATTACTTGGAAACTGATTTCTGCGAAACAGAACAAGGTTTGGATTACATCTTTGGGCGAATGAGTGCAATATATGGCGCTGCTTTTCTTAGGCATTGGGAAGGCGTTGACCATGAGTTGATTCGCCAAGAGTGGGCAAACCAGTTGGGACGGTTCTTGACTTACAGGCCAAGCATGGACTTTGCAATAGCCCATTTGAACGAAGAATTTGTCCCAAGTGCCATCAAATTCAGAAATCTATGCAACCAAGGCCCAACGATTCCACGAAAACCCGTAGATTCGTTTTTACTTGAGCGCAAAATGACAATTCATGAGCAGATCGAAAGCGATAGGATCAAAGCTGAAGCGTTGGAAAAATTGGCAGCACTTAGAAAACAATACGGTGGTAGAGCATGAAAATTTTAAAATCTCAAATAATTCAAGATGAAATTACCAAAGAATGTTCACAATCTTTTGATTTTAAATTTGAAGGCGAAACAAGTTTTACTGTTCCATCATTTGATATGCCTGAGAAATTTCAAATTGGTTTGATTGTTGGTGCATCAGGTAGTGGTAAAAGTTCGTTGCTAAACCAACTTGGTGAAATTAAAAACTTTGATTGGAATCATGAAAAAGCAATTTGTAGTCATTTTGCTAGTGCTGATGAAGCTAAGGAAAAGTTAAATGCTGTTGGCTTAAATAGCATCCCATCTTGGCTCAAGCCATATCATGTTTTGTCTAATGGTGAAAAATTTAGAGCAGACTTGGCTATTCAACTAAAAGACAATGCAATTATTGATGAATTTACTTCTGTTGTTGATAGAAATGTTGCTAAGTCTTGTTCTAATGCAATTCAAAAATACATAAGAAAACAAAACTTGCAAAATTTAGTTTTTGCTTCATGCCATTACGACATCATTGAATGGCTGCAACCAGATTGGGTTTTTGACACAACAACAAACCGACTTACTGTCGGAAGGGGGTTAGTTCGGCCAGAAATTCAATTGGAAATATTACCTTGTGCAACCGAGGCCTGGCCAATCTTTTCTAAGCATCACTATCTCTCAGCAAGTATCAATAAAAGTGCATGGTGTTGGCTCGTTGTTTGGGAGGGAACGATTATTGGATTTACCTCAGCTATCACTTATCCCTCTGGAACAGTAAAACTTGCATGGAGAGAGCATAGAACTGTAATTTTTCCAGACTTTCAAGGTCTTGGTATAGGGGTAAAAGTTTCTGAGGCTGTGGGTGAAATGTTTAAGCAATGGGGACGAAAATACTATTCAAAAACTTCACACACAAGAATGGGTGAATATAGAAATCAATCTTACAAATGGAAACCTACTCCACACAACATGAAAGATAGAAGCAAACAATATGAAAAATTAATTGAAAGACAAAATACAAAATTCAGCACAAATTTAATTGAAAAACATAAAAATAGAATTTGTTATTGCCACGAATATGTAGGTGAAGCATGACTTTTAATTGGCCAATAAATGACTCCGAAAGAATTAGAACACTTCAAGGATTGCGAAGCCAGGGAGTGGACAAGGCGGTACAAGGCCAAGAAATCGACGATTGGCTCAAAAAAAGCGTTGCTTTGGTGGCAAGGAGTGTTGTTGGACTTGCAACGAATCAGAGGCGAGTCAGATACTTTGGATTTGAGACAACGCATGAACAGGATTCAAAATGAGACGAGCAGCAAGGGTTGACGCAAACCAAGATCAAATCGTCTCAGCCTTGAGAGCCGCTGGCGCTTATGTCTGGATAATTGGGCTACCTGTTGACCTTTTAGTGGGTTTTAAAGGTCACACATTTTTGGTAGAGATCAAAACAGACTCTAAAAAGCGTTTAACGGCCTTACAAGCCGATTTTTTTGAGAATTGGTCTGGTAGTACCTTGGCGAGAATAGATTGCCCAGAAGCCGCTTTACGCATGATTGGAGTTGTGAAGTGAAAGCACCCTACAAAGCCATCGAGTTTATTTTGGAACAAGCCCCAAAATTTGGTGTTGCTAAATCACAACGAATCTTTCTAGAGGAATTTCGTAAAACAAAAAAGGCGTTGCTTATGAAAGACGCAATGACCAAAGGTTTTGATTCTGCGGTGGCTCAAGAGCGTGAAGCCTATGCACACCCTGAGTACCAAGAACTTTTACATGGCTTGGCTGAAGCCATAGAACAAGAGGAAACACTTTTGTGGAAATTGAGGGCGGCTCAAATGAAGTCGGATATATGGCGATCAGAGCAGGCAAGTGAGCGTTTAGGCATAAAAACAACGGAGTAAATTATGATGTGTCCACGTTGTAGTTCTGAGAACCTTAAAGTTTTAGATACCCGATCAACGCCTGAATTTGTCACTCGCAGACGTATCTGCATCAACGGACATAAATTTTTAACCCAAGAATATGCAATATCTGAAGCACAAATATGTGAGAAGCCAGAAGCTACTGAAGCTAGTGGCGGCTCTCTCTTGTCAAAGCTGTGGAATGGACAATGGCGTCCAAGCGGCTCATAGCAATTGGGGTGGTGGTAAAGGTAAAGGCATCAAAGCTGACGACAACCTAGTGGCTGCCCTGTGCCTCAAATGCCATTACGAAATAGACCAAGGGGCGCATCTATCAAAAGATGAACGCAAAGATATGTGGTTAAAAGCCCACACCGCTACGGTAAAAGCACTTGGTGACCGTTGGCCTACCGAAGTGCCAAAGCCTCACTTACCCTTGTGAGCCTTGTCTAAGCCTTGAGCCTCATGTTGCTTTAGTTCTTTTTCCACGGCTTTAATACGTGACATTTCAGAACGATGCTCAGAAACCTTTTCATAGTGCATAGGCTGCTTGGGGGTGCTAGATTTAGCAGAAGTGATTTTAAAATTTGTGGCCATGACAAATCCTGTTAAAATGGTGATTGACATTGTGCCACAATGGGCATAAAGTCAAAACCATAAATTCTTTGCAAGGAAATATCATGGGTAAAATGGACACAACAATGGCTAAAAGCACCACAGGTGCAACACCCCCTAAAGGTGCTGAATCGTCTGACCGTACAGGTGAGCGCATGGAAAAAATGCGTGGTGGCGTTGCTATGGGTAAAGAGGACAAAATGGGTGCTGATCATCAGTTCAATACTGGCCGCACCAACGGCATTTGCTACACTAAGACCAAATCAGAGTACCGCTAAAAAGCGAAACCCAAACAGTCATGCACGACTGAATGGGCTTCTAAACATCACAAATGATAAGGATTTGAAATGTCTACTTTGAATTGTAAGGCTTGTCTTTACTTTAACGACATAGGTCAAATGGGGCAATGCAGACGTTACCCCACTTACCAAAACCGTCACTACACAGAGTGGTGCGGTGAATTTGAGTTAGTTGCCATCGAGAGTTCACCCATCCTTGAGGTGGGTGTTTTTTCTGATCAACCTAAAAAGCGTGGTCGCCCCGCAAAGGATGCAAAATGAACTTGCAACCTTTAAGAGACAAAATTCTTGTGCGTCCCGAAAAGCGTACATTAAGCGACACTTTAATTATCCATTCCGCAGAAGCTGACAGCCGTGGAACTGTGATTGCAGTAGGCCCAGAAGCCCAAGCTGAAGGCTTAAATGTTGGTGATCGCATCACTTTTGGTACATTTGCCAAAGAATACAAAGACGAGTACCTAAAGTTTGAGGAAATTAAGCACAATGATGAGCGCTTACTCAAAATGAGTTGGCAAGATGTTTGTTTTGTAATAGAGGACTAATCATGGCTACTAAACCCGGTCTTTATGCCAATATTCACGCTAAACAAGAGCGTATCAAGCAACAAAAAGCTGAGGGTAAACCCGTAGAGCGTATGAGAACGCCCGGCACAAAGGGCGCACCCACAGCCGCGGCATTCAAACAGTCTGCTAAAACCGCAAAGAAATAATCATGGCGACTAAAAAGCACGATAAGCCCATTCCTCATAAGACAACGGGCAAGGACAAAACCTATAACCCGACAGACAAGGGTGCGGGAATGACCGCCAAGGGTCGCGCTGAGTACAACGCCAAGAACAATTCAAACCTAAAGCCGCCAGCGCCAAATCCTAAGACAAAAAAGGACGAAGGACGCAAGGCAAGTTTTTGCGCCCGAATGGAAGGTGTTGTAAAGAATGCCAAAGGCCCAGCAGAACGTGCCAAGGCATCACTAAAGAATTGGAACTGCTAATGCCACTTATTAAATCTAAATCCCCCGAAGCGTTTAAAAAGAACATCAAAACTGAAATTAAAGCTGGTAAGCCTGTAAAACAAGCCGTAGCCATTGCTTACTCAGAAAAGCGTGAAGCCGCCAAAAAGGACAAAAAGAAATGATCGAGCAAGTTAAAGCCCGAATTGCTGACCTTGAAAAGCAAAAAGAACAAATGTTGGCTAACTTCCATGCCATATCTGGCGCTATTGCCGAAAATGAAGCATGGCTCAAACAACTTACGGTTGAAAAGCCAGCCGAAACCGAGTAAATTAGTGGCACTATGCCAACACTAGCCGACATTTACAGCGCCATTGACTCCGCTAAACGCAAAGGGTCTGATTTCATTCGCAATCCCGGTGCAAGCCTACAGCAAATGGCTGGTTACGGCATGGACAGGGCAAATGCCGCGAGGGATCAGTTATACGATGCCACAGCGTCAGAGGGTATCAATTACGGGCCAAAAACTCAAGCATTAGCCAAACAAATGGCTAGTTCTTATAACCCATTAGGAATGACTGTTTATCACGGTAGCAGACACCCATTTACTAAGTTTGATAACTCAAAAATTGGTACGGGTGAAGGCAACCAAAGCTATGGTTATGGAATGTATGTGGCCGAAAATCCCCAAGTGGCCAGAGAGTATTCAACCGCTGGAATGACGCTTGACCCTGCTAAAACCAAATACAAAGGCAGAAACATTGAAACTTGGTATGACGAAGCCCAACGCAAACAAGACATGGCTTATCGTCAAAAAGCGCCACAAGAAAAAATCAATGAAATAAATGCCGAGTTAGGGTTTTGGGAACAACTGATGACCAGAAGGCATCCACAGGCTTTGTTGGATGAATACAAAACGCCAGATTACGGTGGCCCTGAGTTTGCCAAGTTTGCAAATAACATAGATATGACCAAATTCAAGGGAATTATTGAGCAACCTAATTTTTATAAGGTGGATTTGCCAGATCAACATATTACAAAGATGTTAGATTTTGATGCACCACTTAAACAGCAAATTCCTGAAGTACAGGCATTGGCTAAAAAATATGGCGTTTCCTTAGATGATCTGGGTGGCGATCTGTTGATCAAAGTGGGCAAAGGTTCTGCTGGCTCAAAGATCATGCAAGAACAAGGTCTGACAGGCATTAAGTATTTTGACCAAATGAGTAGGGAAGCAAACAAGGGGACAAGAAACTTTGTTGTTTTTGATCCTGATCAGTTATCTATCTTAGAACGCAACAACCAAGCCATTAAATGACTGAAACACCCGAAAAACGCCCTGTTGGTCGCCCTACCCTCTACGATCCAAAATATTGTGAGGAAGTGGTTACTTTGGGCAGAATCGGCAAAAGTGTTGAACAAATAGCGGCAAACCTTAACGTATCCTTACGCACAATATACTTGTGGCGTGATACTTACGAAGATTTTATGCACGCCTTGGACGATGCCAAGACTTATGAGCAAGCGTGGTGGGAAGAACAAGCCTCCGCTTATATGGTTGAGAACAAAGAAAGTGACCGTCTGAACGCAACATTGTGGTCACGGTCTATGGCGGCACGATTCCCAAAGAAGTACCGTGAAAGCACAAAGACTGAAATTACAGGCGCTGATGGAACACCGTTGCTGTCAGGCATTCAGGTCAGCTTTGTAAAGCCTAATGAGTAATGTAGAACAAGCAATTGCAAAGGCTGAGTTTCCCCTCAAGCTACAGTGCTTGTTT